ATCCGCTATTACTGGCAGCACATGGCTCGGCCCGGCCAATATGAGATCGTGGCGTGCGAAGCTGTCACCGATGGCGTTCCCGTGGACATAACCGGAGACATCTCCGAAAAATGGCCAGAATACCCCCTCGAAAGGAAGCTCCATGAAGATCAAGGATGAAGCGCTGGCTTATGCCAAGATGGTATTGGACGCGATCCGCGACCACAACGAAGTCCCGATCGGCGGAGAGCAGTTCGGCAATATGGCAACCGTCATGGAGGCGCAGGATCGCATCACCACCGCGCTTGCTGCGCCCGTACCGGAGGTGATCCACACCGAATATGAACTGCAATACCGGCGCACCGAAGGGCCGGGCGGGATGCGTTTGGCGACCTGGACGAAGCAGCGCGGCTTCGGCGCACCAGAAGATGCCGTCGCCATCGCATCTGTGGACCCCGATACTTTCCCGGAGTTAACGCAGGCGCGCATTGTCAAGCGCACGGATGCCGTACTTCACACGTTCGAGACACGCCCGGCGGCGCTGGTGTCGGCGATGGAGCGCGCGGAGAAGGTTATTGGGAGCCGTTCCGATGGCTTGGCAGCCCTTAGCGTTCCTGATCTTGCGGTGCTGCTGGCGGCGGCAAAGGCAAGCACGAATGCAGGATGAACCGCTTATTGATGCAATAGATCGGTTCCTGCGCGCCGTTCCAATGGCTGATGCTGCATTTGGCAGGCGTTGCGCCGGCCAGCCATCTTTGCTCCATGAGATGCGGAAGCGCGGCCGGACGCTCGGCCCGAAGCTGGATGCGCAGGTGCGCGCGTACATCGCGGGCGAGGTGGAGCGCTTCAAAAGGGAGTATCCGTGATGGCTACACCATCTCCGGCCGAAGTCCTGGAGAAGCGCACGTCAACCGGCGGCTGGACGCGAGCGCAGCTCGAAGAATGGGGCGTGGACTGGCCACCGCCGAAAGGCTGGCGGAACGACTTGATCCGCCAATACAATCGGGAGGCCGTTGCTCGGCAGCGGGCGAACGATGGAGGATGAAGAACCGATCGAGGCGACCGACGAGCTGGACTATGAGCGCCAGGTGATCGAGCGCCGCGTGCGGGCGCGTGCGAAGGAGCTGGAGAAGTTCGAGCCTTCGCACGCCTTCCCCGGAATGTCCGCCACGATCGCGCAATCCTACTTCGGCGATCCATTCAGCCCCTTCAGCATCGGCACCCGCCCGGCCTATCTGGTGGAGATCGCCGCGAAGGAGATCGTTCCCGAGGGATGGGAGTGGCGGGTGTTCGAGAACGTGAACAACTACTCGGTTGGCTTCGCCCTGATAAGATACACACCGGAGCATCTACGATGAGTAGGCATTGGAGCAACATACTCGCGTGCAGCGCGTGCGGAATGACCTTCCGCAGCGCCATCGCCGAGGCAAGGCATCGGCACAATTTTCCCGTGATGTGCAAGCGCAACAAGGCGTTCGCGGCATGGGAGGCTAGCTTTAAAACGGATTTAATCGAGCGCTGACATTGCGCTACGCGCGAAACCGGCGTATTGTTCCATCGAAAGCGTCTATGCACGCGCTCGGGTGCCGGTTTCATATCTGCGGCACTCGGGACTGACACGACCTCCCAAGGGTGGTCATTTGGCAGCCCGAGAGAGCGCGTGGACCTTACCCTATCCTTTCAAATTGATAAGTCGAAGTCCGAGGGGCGTTACGTCTCCGGCTGGGCTTACGTTTGCAAGGACGGCAGCGGCGCGGTCACCGATTGGTCGGGCGACCGAATGACCCTGGATGTCGTGGAAAAGGCGCTCCACGACTTTATGCTCAACGCCCGTGTGGCGAAGCACGCGCATTCCGGCGATCAAATGGGCGACATCGTTGAGGCGGTGACGGTGGACGACGACTTCGCGAAAGCGATCGGCGCGACCACGCCCAATCGCGGTATCTGGATCAAGATGGAAGTCCACGACCAGGACGTTCGCAAGGCTGTCCGTGACGGCCGGCTGAAGATGTTCTCGATTGGCGGCTCCGGCAAGCGGGAGGCCGTAAAGTGACCACGCGCACGCACACGAACAACATCACCAGCTTCGTAATGAAAGAGATCAGCTTGGTGCCGGAGGGTGACAACCCGGAGGCGCACGTCTTAATCGCCAAGCGGCGTGCGCCCGGCGGCGGCGATGCTACCGCTAAGCTCGACATCATCATCAAGTCGCTGGAGGCCAGCGTAGCCGATGGCAACACTGACGCGGCGGGGGCCGTCGAGTTTTTGAAGGAAATGGGGGGAACCATGACGGACATCGAAAAGCAGCTCGCCGAGATCACCAAGCAGCTCGAAAAGCTGGCTGGCGACAACACGGAACTCACTGCCGAGATCGCCAAGCTGAAGGGCGAGATCACCGGCAAGGATGGCGAGATCGCCAAGCTCAAGGGCGAGGCCGCTGCCGCCGGCACCGATGAGGACGTGCTGAAGAACATCGCCGATCCAGCCACGCGCGCGATGGTCGAAAAGTCGCTCAACGCGGCTGCCGTTGCGACCGCCGCGCTCAACAAGATGCGCGACGAAGCCGAAGCCGCTGGCTTCATCACCAAGGCGAAGGCAACCGGCATCGGTGACGCTGAAGCGCTCGGTGGCCTGATGCAGCGCATCGCCAAGGGTACGACGACCGATGCGGACGTGGGTGTTCTCGAAGGCGTGCTGAAGGCTGCCGGTGAGCGCGAAAAGGCGCTGTTCCGCCCGATCGGCCAGAATGGCTCGAAGATCGTCAAGACGGTCGGCGGCGGCGAGGCTGAAGGATTGCTCCAGGCCGCAGCCGACGCGATCCACAAGGCGAAACCGAACATCACCAAGGAACAGGCGTACAGCGAGGCGATGGATGCAAATCCCGCCCTGTACGATCAGTACTTGGCAGAAACCCGCGCCTAACGGCGTGGCCGGCAGCTTGCGGGGGGTGAGCTGCCGGAGGGATTGAACGGGGAGCGCGGAGGGGTCCGCCTCCCCCGAGGGGGGAACACCAATGAGCTTTCGCAGCAACGGCACTGACATCGGCCACCAGCCGGCAGCCACCGATCTTACCGGGTTCCAGTTCTGCTTCGTGCGCTTCGCAGTCGGCGGTGTCGTCGCTTGCGGCGCAGGCGAGCAGGCGGACGGCGTTCTTCAGAACAAGCCGCCCGTAGGCACTTCGGCCGTGGTCCGTATCTCGGGCGTATCGAAGCTGAAGGCATCGGCCGCAATCGCAGCCGGCGCGCGCCTTGGCGCAACCGCCGCTGCCACGGGCGTCACCGCAGTAGCGGGCACGCACCAGGGCTGCGGTCGTGCGATCGAGGCGGCAACGCAGGCCGGCGACATCATCGCGGTGAACGTCGAGGCTTCGGGCACCATCGCCGCCGGCAACTAAGCCGGACTGAATTAGGGACTATGGGGAGGTAGCGGGGGCTGCCTCTCCAAATTGGGGGGAAATACCATGCAGCCGACACAGGGCGACGTTCACGTCAATACGCCGCTGACGAACCTTTCGATCGCGTTCCTTCAGAACGCGGACAACTTTATCGCCGCCAAGGTGTTCCCGAACGTCTCGGTCGCGAAGCGCTCGGATCGGTACTTCACCTACGATCGCGGCCAGTTCAACCGCGACGAGATGCAGCTCCGTGGCGAGGGCACCGAGAGCGCTGGTGGTGGCTACGACATCGACAGCACGCCGAACTACTACTGCCAGAAGTTCGCGCTCCACAAGGACATCTCGGACGACCTTCGCGCCAACGCGGATGCGGCGCTCAACCCCGATCGCGAGGCGATGACCTGGCTTTCGCACAAGGCGCTCATCAAGCGCGAGAAGGTTTGGGCAGCGCAGTATTTCGGCGCGGGCATCTGGAGCTTCAACCGCACGGGTGTCGCATCGAACCCGGTGGTCGGCACGTCGGTCATCCAGTGGTCGGACCCCGCGTCCAACCCGATCGAGGACATCCGCCTCGCGAAGCAGTATGTGCTTCAGAACACCGGCTACGTTCCGAACAAGCTCACGCTTGGCCGGCCGGTGTACGACGTGCTGCTGGATCACCCGGACATCATCGACCGCCTGAAGTACGGCCAGACGCCGGGCTCGCCCGCAATCGCGACCCGCGTGGCGCTCGCCGCGCTGTTCGAGGTGGACACCATCCTGGTGTCCGACGCGATCGAGAACACGGCCAAGGAAGGCCAGGCTGCCGTTCACAGCTTCATCATGGGTAAGAAAGCGCTGCTTACTTACTCGCCGCCCGCACCGGGCCTGATGACGCCGAGCGCAGGCTACACGTTCTCGTGGACCGGCCGCTACGGCGCGGGTGCGGAAGGCAACCGCATCAAGTCCTATCGCATGGAGAACCTCGATAGCGACCGCATCGAGATCGAGATGTGCTTCGACATGAAGAAGGTGGCCGCAGACCTGGGCTTCTTCTTCGACAGCATCGTCGCCTAACCAGCGACAGGCGCGGGGGCTCCGGCTCCCGCGCTCCCTTTTCAACTAGGAGCTATCCCCTCATGGCCCGCCTTTCCGCTCGACCGTCCTTCAATCCCGCCGCCTTCCTCGTTGTAATGAAGCAGACGGCAACCATTGGAGGCGTGCCGGTCAAGCATGGTGATGTGCTGAAGCCGGGTTCCCTAGACCATCTCGGGCCGCGCAAGGCCGAGATGATGTACGCGAGCCGTTGGGTTGACCACGCCTCCGACGCGCAGATTGCCGCTCACCTGGGGCTCACGCCGGAGGAGTTCGCGAGCGCCACCGCATTCACGGTGCTTTCCGCACCCGCCGCGCCCGGCAAAATGCTGGAAGATGCAGGACCACTTTCGACGGAACAGATCGCCAAGCTGGCGCAGCTTCCGCCGGAGATCAAGGACGTGCTTTCCACGCTTGATCCGCCCGCACCGCCCGCCGCGCCCAAGCCGCGCTTCGAGCTGCCGGAGGGTTTCGTCCTGAATGGCACTGATCGCCTGCCGGCCATGTTGCCGGTGAACGGCGTGGACATGCAGCTCGGCCGCATTGTTCTGTCCGCCTTCCGCGATGTCGGCATCTCGGGCGCGGACTGGAACGCGCTGGAGGAAGCCGCGCGCGACGAGATCATCATCAACCGCGCCCGCTCGATTGGGTGGGCCGGGGAACCGCTCACGGCCACGGCGCCGCCGCCTGCTGCAACTGCGCCCGGCGAACCCGTGGCCGTGTTCCATGAAGGCTTCGGCCGGTGGTTCGGCCGCGATGCCAATGGCCTGAAGGTTGGCGAGCGGATGACTGCCGCGCAGGCGGAGGCTACGCTTCTCCCCAAGGTGGACAAGTAAGATGGCGCTGGTGGTCGAAAACGGCACCGGGCTGGCTGATGCGAACGCCTATGTCGACGCACCAACCTTCCTCGCCTACTGCGCCTTGCACGGATACGATGTCGGCAATCCCGAGACGGCCGACGTTGAAACGTGGATCGCCAAAGGCACGATGTTCGTGGACAACGGGCGCGAGTTCAAGGCGGGTATTGCGGTCAACGATCAGGCGTTGGAGTTCCCGCGCACCGGGCTCACCGATGCCAGTGGGCGCACCTATGAAGGCGTTGTCCCTCCCAAGGTGAAGCACGCTACCTGCGAAGCGGCCTATATGGCGCGCGGGGAAAAGCTGTTCACGGACGCGGATCGCGGTGGCGCCATTGTGTCCGAAACGGTCGGCCCGATCAGCACGTCATATGCAGCCACCGCACCGGCACAAAAGCTCTACGGCGCAGTCGAAGCGCTCCTCGCCGGGTTCGTGCGAGATGCCAAAACGCCGCGCCGGCCGATCCCTTCGTTCGCGCCTTCGTGCGTGACGCCAGCCTTCACCATCGGCGCGATGGACAACACCGGGGATGACGGATGACCACCTATGCCAGCGCCACCGCGACAGCGCGCCGCCTTATCCAGAGCAAGGGCAAGGCGACGACGATCACGCCAGCGGCCGGCGATGGCGACTACGATCCGATCGACCAAGTAGTCACATCCGATCCTGCCGCGCCGTTCGCGTGCGCAGCCGTTGGCCTGCCGGCGGGCAAGAGTGCGGAGTTCGCAGTCGGTTCGATGGTCGGCCGCAACATCCAGCAATTCTACATCGCGACCGCCGATGGCGTGCGCTCGCCGATCCCCGGCGACCGGATCGCATGGGGTGGCGCGGACTGGACCCTGAAGTGGACCGCAACCTACGATCCAGCCGCAGACGGGGCGATCTTTACGAGCGCCTACGGTGAGCGCTGATGGCTGGCGGCACGCAAGCATTCCGCGCAACGGTGGGCGCATGGGCAGCAAAGCTGTCCGAAGCGAACCTCGCGGGGCTCGCGCGGGCCGCTATCCAGGACTTGTGCGAAGGGGTGCTGGACGACACCCGCGTAGATACGGGCTTCCTGGTGGGAAGCTGGCAGCCGAACATCGGCGATCCGCTGATGAAGGCGGGTCCGGCCGTGGGCGGAGAACACCACGTCGATCACGATGCTGCGGAAGCTGTAGCGCAGCCGAAGATTGCATTGACCCTCATTGAATTGAAGCTCGGCAACGTCTTTTATTACACGAACAACACCGCCTACGCGATGCGTATTGAATACGGTTTCGTGGGGCAGGACAGCTTGGGCCGGTATTACAATCAGGCGGGTCATTACATGGTTACGAAGAACGTGGCCAAGTGGCAGAACTACGTGGACAACGCCGCCAAGCGGCTAGGATACGTGAAGTGAGCGCCGCCCGCGTCCATCCCGAGATGCGCAGCGGCGCGCGCGCACTCCTCCTGAAGTCGCCCGAGCTGCCGACGAGTGCCGCGTGGGAGGGTGTCCCGTACAAGCCTGCCCTGGGCGTTGCCTGGTTCGAGGAGCAATGCGTTCCGATCGACAGCACGCCAATCTCCAATGGCATGACGCTCCACGAAGTGCTATTCATCGTGAAGCTGAATTATCCAGCGTCCGGGGGGACGTTGGATGTCGAGCTTGAGGCGGGGGAGCTTCTGGACTTGTTCAAGGTTGGCACGCGCTTCAGTCATGGCGCGACCGATGTGCTTTGCACGCGGGTCAACCGAGATCGCGTTCTATCTCAACCGGATTGGGTTTCGGTGGTGGTCAAGGTGCGAATGCAGGCCATCACCAGCGATTGAGTTTTCCCGGCGGGGGCCGGTTTGGGGGGAATAAACCATGACGATCCAAAATCAGGTTTCGACCGCTGTTGTTAGCGCGTCCGAAGCGACTTTCGGCGTGGCAGCCGCGACCAATGCGGCGGACGCCAAGATCATCCGCCGCGTCACTGCATCGCTCAACATGGGCAAGGACGTTTACACGTCCAACGAAGCTCGCCCCGATCAGCAGGTGGCGGACGTTCGGCACGGCACGCGGCGCCCGGCGGGCTCCGTCGAAGGCGAGCTGGCAAATACCGCCTATGACGATTGGCTCGAAGCGCTGATGCGCGGCACCTGGACCGCTGGCGTAGCAGCCGCGACCGGCGATTATACGACCGTGGCCGGCGCGCAGACCAGCGCAGCAACGCCTTCGTCGCCTTCGATCGGCACGCTCACCTGGGCGGCTGGCGATCCTTCGGCGAAGGGCTTCCGCTTTGGTGATGTGATCCGCCTCACCGGCACGCCCGGCGGCAACAACGACGGCGTGAACTTCCGCATCATGGGCCTGGGCGGCAGCAACAACCGCACGGTCACTGTCACCCCGGCGCCGGTCGCATTCGCGGCAACCGGCATCACCGCCTTTGCTGTGGTCGGTAAGAAGGTGTCGAACGGCTTGCTGCGGCGCTCCTTCACGCTGGAGCAGCTTTACGCGGACATCGACGTGTCGGAGCAGTTCACCGGGATGCGCGTGGGCGCGGGCACGTTCCGCCTGCCGCCGAACGGCATGGCCACGGCCGGTTTCAGCTTCATGGGCCGCGACGGCGCGATCCTGGAGGGTGCTGGATCGCCCTACTACACCGCGCCCACGCCTGCCGGTAGCAACAAGCTCCTGGCCGGCCCGAGCGGTTCGGTGCGGTTCGGTTTCGCCGAGCAGGCGGTGATGACCGGGCTGGACATCGCCGTGGACAACGGCCTGTCCGCCGATCCGGTCACCGGCAGCGTTTACGTTCCCGACATCTTCTACGGGACGCAGCGCTTCACCGGCAACGTGTCGTTCTACCTTCAGGATAGTTCGCTCCTGAAGGTGTTCTACAACGAGCTGGAAGTGGACCTCACGGCGGTTCTCACGACCGCCGCAGCTACGCCCGACTTCCTCGCGTTCAACATGCAGCGCGTTAAGACCACGGGCGTCACCAAAAGCATCGCGGCGCAGGGCGGCGTGATCGTTTCGTGCCCGTATCAGGCACTCCTGGCCAGCGCCGGCACGGGTGTCGATGGCTCGACGCTGACGATCCAGCGCTCCGTGTAACGCCGGACCCCTAGCCCTGCCGCTGCGGTGGGGCTAGGGTGACCACCGGGGGGCGGCAAGCGCCCTTGTTGCATGGGGAAACACGCATGGACTTCGCACTAGACCAGCTCGATACCGTCTCGAAGGCGGATGTCGGTGTTAAGATGCCCTTCAAGACGTTGAGCGGCGAAACCGTCATCAACGCAAAGAATGAGGAGAGCGGCCTAATCCTGTTGGGTTCGGATGGCGAAAAGTACCGCGAGGAAAGCCGCCGGGTTAACCGCGCACGGGTCGAGCGCGCCGCTGCGCGCAAGAGTGACGCACCGCTTACCAATGACGAGCTGGATGTCATCGAGACGGATGGTATCGACATGATCGGCGCGCTCACGGTTGGCTGGTTTGGCATCCTCGATCGCAAGGGCGACGAGATCAAGTTCACCAAGGAAGGTGCGCGCGAACTCCTCCGCAAGTACCCCGTCATCCGCGAGCAGGCGGATAGCTTTATCGCTACCCGCACCAATTTTACAAAAGCGTAGTCGAAGGGCTCATCGCCTACGCAAAACACGTTTTCGAGCAGCGAAAGCCGGCGGGGGATGGAAGCTCAATAGGTGACCACCTCGCCAGCCTGAAGCGACAAGTCGGCACCGTACAGGAGCTGGTGCCAGCGCCAAAGATGCCGCCCTCCGCCGCATATCTTTGGTCGCATTGGGTTGAGATGGATCATGCCCGTGGGGGGAATGGTTTCGGGATCGTGCCAGTCTCCTTCCTGGAGATGGCGGCATGGTCCCAACTGGTAGACGAGAAACTTGAGCCCTGGGAGGTGCGGGCTATCCGGTCGATCGACCGGGCCTACGTCGAACAGATGTCTCAAGATTAGGGGGCAATATGAGCGACTTGGCGGCACTTGGGTTTTCGGCAGACACTTCAGGGCTGAAGCAAATCCAGGCGGACGGCGAAGCTGCCGCCAGCACGCTCATCAAGGTGGCAGACGGCACCGACAAGGTGAACGCTTCCGCAGACACGCTTGGCAAGTCGGCCAAGGGTGTCGCGGAAGATGTGAAGAAAATCACCGAGGCGACCGCAGAGCATGGCAAATCCGCCGACGCCGCAGCCAAGGCGACGAAGGGCGCGGCGGAAGGCACTACCGCCCACGGCGATGCAGCGAAGAAGGCTGCCGAGAGCGTCAACGCCAGCGCGGCCGCGAATGAGAGCTTGGCCAAATCGCTCGGCGCCATCGCGCAGATGCAGGCCGATGGCCAGCGCGCGGCAACCGCATGGCACGGCGCGCTCGATACCACCGCCGCGAAGAACGCCGCCAACGCGCAGGCTGCGATCACGCACGCGAACGCAGTGGACACGCAAACCAAGTCGATCAAGGCGCTCACCGCCGCGACCGTGGAACATGCGCGACAGGCTGCGCTGCCGAGCCCCGGCCCGGCGCCCGTCACGGCGCCCGCCGCTGCGCCCGTCACGATCACGCAGACTGCCGGCGGCGGGCACTGGACGCACACGCCTGCGCAGGTGGCCGTGCGCGCCTACGGACTTGGCGCCGGTAACCCGATCAAGGATGCGTTCTACGGTGGCCGCATCGGCGCCCGCGAGGCGATGGGAACCGCGCCACAGGGATCGGTTGACGAATACTGGCAGGCTGTTCGCGACCGGCAGGAGCAGCTTCGGATGCTCCGTGAGCGGGATAACGGCCACGGCGGTAGCGAGCATGGCCCGCTCTACGAAGCCGAGCGCGCAGCGCAGCGCAAGGGCGGCGTCATCGGGCAGGCGATCCACGGCATCCGTGACGGCATCTCCGAGGGTTCGGGGATTGGCCGCATTGTGGAGGGTGGTGTTGCTGGTGCCGCCGGCTTCCTTGCGGCTGGTGCCGTGGAGAAGGGGGTGGAGGCTGTCCACGAGCTATACGAGGAGATCAAAAAGGCCGGCGAGGAAGCCGATGCGATGGGCCGGAAGTGGGAGGGCTTCGGCAAGGGTGAGGAGGTGATCGGCCGCATCCGCGATGCAGCAATGCAGACCGGCGCCAGCTTCAAGAATATGTCCGACGAAATGGCCATGCTTGAGGAGCAGTTCACCCGCTTCCAATCCAACACATCGCAGAACTTGGTGCTGGATAAATCGCTTCGGATGGCGGTGACGAACTCCGGCGGATCGGAGGCGAACGCCAGCGCTTTCGTGAAGCAGACCGCACCCCTGTTCGACAAGCTGCGCGTGACCAGCGCCGACATCACGAACATGAACTCCGCCGCGCCTGGTAGCGCCGACGAGATCGCGAAGCAGCTCGGCATCGGTGGCGGCGAAAACGGGCTGAAGCAGGCTGCCGCCAACGGCCAGGTAACGGGCGAGGCGTTCGGCCAGGCTTGGGTGAAGGCGTATGGCGACGAGCTGTCCAAATCCAAGGCGCTCGGCACCACGCTGGAGCAGAGCGAGAACAAGGCCAACGCATCCGCCGACAAACTAAACGAAGGTATCGCGCGGGTTCTCAACCTTCGCAGCCTGTTGACGGGTGCGCAGGGGCTTGCCTCCGATGCGAACCTTTGGCTCGCGGATCACCTTCCTGGCGCCGGGGCGGCAAAAGAGAGGGAGGAGCAGGAGGAGCGCGAGAAGAAAAAGGCCGTTCCGAAGCCGAACGTAAACACCAAGCTCGCCGAAGAAAACGCGAACAACGACACGAATTACAGCCGCTACGCCACCACGTCTACGCAGCGCGAGGACGCACAAAAAGACTTGGCTTCGATAGACACGCAGATCGCGCACCTGTTGGCCGCAGGCGATGCGCTGGATAGCGTGAGCCGGAAGTCGCTCGCCAACCTTCAGCAGTGGCGCAAGGAAGCGGTGCGGATGGCCAAGGGGCCGGTGACCGCATTCCAGCAGCTCACGAAGGAGACGCAGGCATTCGCGGGCGCCCTGGAGATGGGCGGCGGCGGCGCGGCTGATATGTGGAAGCAGGCTGCCAGCCTCGCCGAGCAGCAGCGGCGGATGGTTGGCGCCGCGTCGAAGGATGCGAAAGACTTCCTTTTGATCCTTCAGCAGCAGCGGCGGCTGGAGGGTGAGAAGGAGATACAGGACAATTCCGCCCGCGCTACGCAGCAGGGCGTGCTGGCGCACAACATCGCGGCAGGCGGCACACATGGCGACGACCTTCGCATCCAGGCGGATGCGGAAGCGGCCACATGGCGGTTCCAGAAGTTTGGCGAGACGATCAAGGATAATGACGAGATCGTAACGAAGTACGCGGACGGGCTCTACAAGCTGAAGCTCGCGCTCCGCGATGTGTCGGACGCCTCCGAAGCCAAGTCGATGAAGCGGGATGCTGAAGCGACCAGCGCAAGCAATGACGTGCTGGCGGCGGGCGGTACGCGCGAGGCTGCGGCGCGCGCCGCGCGCGATGTGAAAGACCGCTACTTCGAGCAGGACCGGAACACTCGCGCCGTGGCCGCGACCAAGGATGCGACCTACACCGTCAAGGGCGATGGCAGTGATCCGGTTGCTGCAACCCCACAGCCGCGCGCCACGGCACCGGCACCTGCACCGTCCACAAGCCGCCGCGATACGTGGATGAAGGCGATCGGCGGTGCCGAGCCATCCGCCACCACGGGGCTCACGCCGGAGCAGGAAGCGACATGGCGCCGCATGATCCAGATGGAGAGCAGCGGGCGCCCTGGGATTGTCGGGCCTGCGACGAAGTGGGGCAATGCGCTCGGCATGACGCAGCTTTTGCCAAGCACGGCGCGCGGCGTGGCTCGGGACATCGGCATCCCGTACCGGGCAGACCTGATGACGAGCAAGACGGCTGAAGGCGCCGCCTACCAGGAGCGCCTTGGCCGCAGCTACTTCAAGCAAGGACTCGACCGCTACCACGGCGATCCGGCTATGGCGTCGATGTTCTACCACGGCGGGCCGGATCAAAAGCAGTGGGGGCCGATCACGCGCGACTATGCGGCGCGTGCAACCGGCAAGGGCTCGGTAGGCGTGCCTGCCAATGATGACGCGGGCTCCGTGGATCAGGTTATCACCCTGAAGGGTTCGCCCGGCCGTGCCGCCGGCCCTTCGGCCGAGAACAAGGATGCCATCGCCGCCCGTAGAGCGCAGGAGGATGCCGCCGATAACTCCCCGCTATCCGCCGCGCTTGGCCAGCTCAAGCGCGAGAATAATGATGCCCCGAGCGCTATCGCGGCGATCAGCACCGGCAGCGTTCGCGCCGTCAAAGATGACGAGCTTGATAGGAAAATCAGTGACATTCGCGATGCGTACAGCTCGCCCGGACAAGAGAAGAACCGCGACGAGCTTATCCAGCAGACCAAGATCGCGGCCGAGATGGAGCGCCAGCGCACGGCAGCTACCGAGATCGGAAAGCTGCGCTCGGATCAGCAAAGCCTGGAGAGCGAATACAGCCTGCTAAAGTACAGCGGTGACGAGCTGAAGGTGCAGACCGAGCTGTTGCGCGAGAAGAACAAGCTCATCGCCCAAGGCGTTGACTTGAACGGCGCCGATGGCAAGCGGATCATGGCCGAGACGGAGAGCAACGCCCGCAAAAACGTCAAGAACGACAAGGCTGCGAATATCATCAAGGGCGCTAAAGACGATTGGAGCGATGCGGCAAAGGGTATGGGAAGCAGCATCGAAAGCGCGCTCAACACCGCATTCACCAAGGGTTCCGGCGCCGGCAAGGCTATGCTGGAAGGGTTGGGCGACACCGCGATGAAGCTCCTCGATAAAATCTTCGAGGCGGCGGTTGTAAACCCGCTGGTGAACGCGATCAGCAACGTGGGCGGTTCGGCGATCAGCAAGGCGTTGAGCGGGCTGATGGGCGGCGGTCCCGCTGCTAATGTCGGCGGCGACTTTTCGGGCATCTCCGGCGCCAGCGCATCCAGCCTCACTTCGAGCGTTTCGGCGATGCCTTCGTTCTCCAGCGCGAGCGCGAACGGCAACGTATTCGGGGAGCATGGCTTGGTGCCATTCGCGCTTGGCGGCACCACCTACAAGACGCCGACGAGGCTTGCGATGGCGAACGGCGGCACCGCCCTGGTGGGCGAGGCCGGCGGCGATGGCGAGGCAGTTATGCCGCTGAAGCGCGGCGCTGATGGGCGCTTGGGTGTCGCATCCAGCGGTGGCGGTAGCAGCGGCCCTACGAATGTCACGATCCACGATCAGCGCGGTAGCAGCAACGCCGAGCCGATCAAGGTTCAGGAGCGGCAAACCAGTGACGGTAAGCGGCACCTCGAAATAATGGTGCGGGATACCGTCAAGGCGCAAACACGCGGCGGCGCATTCGACAGTGACAACGAGGCACAATACGGGATAAAGAGGACTGTAGCGCGCCGCTAATCGGGGGATTGGTGGCGCCGCCGGGGGGCGATCAAAATGGCGAACGCGGTGTGGCCTGCCACGCTTCCAAATTACGTTCTAATCGACGGCTATAGCGAAAAGCTGCCGGCGCAAAAGATCGAGAGCCCGATGGAAGCGGGCCGTCCAAAGGTGCGCCGCCGGTTCTCTACGAATTGGCGGCAGTTCACCGTCTTTATCAAGATGACCGCAGATCAGGGGATCATCTTCGAGAGCTTCTACCAGAACACCCTACAGGGCGGATCGCTGCCGTTTGATTGGGTGCATCCGCGCAAGCGCACCGCCGCGACCTTCCGTTTTCGTATGCCGGACCCCGAGATCACGGTGGACGGCGGAACGAACGTCATCGCCTCCTGCGCTATGGAGCAGATCGCGTGAGCCGGACCAATTCCTTCCGCGCTATCACCGCGAGCAACGCATCCGAAACGGGCGAGATATGGTTGGTGTGCCTCACCATCCGGCACCCGCAGATCGTGCCGGGTGGCGCGCTCTATCTGGTGAACGACTTCGCCGACATGCAGCGGCACGTGATGGTGAACGGCGTGTCTACGCTGGTGACCTTCGTGGGCTACCCGTTCCAGCTCATACTGCCCGACGACGACCCCGACACAGCCTCGCGGGTGCAGCTCAAGGTGGACAACGTAGATCGGCAGATTGTGCAGGCCGTGCGCGGCTTGAACGGCCCGCCGAAGGCTGATGTCGAGGTGGTGTTGGCCACCACGCCGGACACCGTGGAAGTCGGCCACTACGACCTCACGATGCGCGCCGCGACCTTTGACGCACTTTACGTTGAAGCGGAGCTTACGATCGAGCAAATCTTCGTGGAGCCGGTCGCGCTCCTGATGACGCCCGAGCGCTTTCCGGGGATGTTCTGATGGGCGCGATTATCCTTCCCGCCTATGCCGACGTGGCTCCGCCGCAGTGGTGCGAGCGCTACGTGGGGTTGCCCTATCGCATGGGTGCGCGCGGGCCTGATGCGTTCGATTGTTGGGGGCTTAACTGGCTGGTGCTAGCCGAGCAGTTCGGCATCACCGCGCCCGAAGCCTACGGCGTCGAGTGGGACAAGCGCGACCGCGATAGCCGGGTGGCGGCTGCCGGCGCAATTATGCGAGAGGCCGATCTTCATTTTGACGAGGTGGAGCCGGGCAAAGAACACCCGAGCGACATCATCGTACTGCGCATCGGCGGTCACCCGCTCCATTGCGGTGTCGTGGTGACGCCGGGGTGGATGCTGCACGCCGCCGAGGACGCGGACACTGCGCTGGAGCGATACAACGGCACCGTATGGCGCAATCGCGTTGCCGGCTTCTGGAGGGTTCGGCGATGAACGCTATCACCACCATCCCCTTCATGCCCGAGCAGGAAGTCCTGCCGCCGCTCGAAACGCCCGCGTTCCTGTTCCAGCGCTCCCCGTTCACGTCGGCTGTCCCGGTGTATCACGAGGTGCCGGAGGGCGGCACGCTTCAGACCTACGCGGACGTTATGTCCGCGCAGCTCCCGGCCGCATACAAGCCGCACCTGCGCCTCTACATCGGCGAACACGAGATCGAACGCCGCTATTGGGCGCGCACCACGCCCAAGGCCGGGCAGATGGTGACCGTTCGCATCCTACCGGCAGGGCAGGGCGGGAAAAACATCCTGCGCGCCGTGGTGATGATCGCCGTGGTGGCAGCGGCAACCTACCTCCTGGGGCCGGCGGGCCTGGGGCTTGGCTCGATGGTCGGCGGCGGGCTTGCTGGAGCGGTTGTCACCGCGCTGGCGGTTGGCGCCGTCACGTTCGTTGCGCAGCTCGCGCTGAATGCGCTCATCCCGCCGCCAAAGCAGGGCAACGGCGGTGAGCATCGCCCGTTTCTCACGGGCGGACAGAACGTGTTCGACCCCTATGGGCCGATCCCGCGCGTGTTCGGCAAGCATCGCGTCTATCCGAAGCTCGCCGCGCACCCGTACACCGAGATCGCGGGCAACAAGCACTACCTGCGGATGCTCCTCACGCCGGGCTATGGGCCGCTCAAGATCAGCGACCTTCGCATCGGCACCACGCCGATCACCGCGTTCGTCGGTGTGCAGGTGGAGATACACGAGGGCGGGCCTGCCGGTTGGGCCGGTAACCAGGACATCACGCTCTACACCCAACAGGTGCATGAGACGCAGCTTTCGGTGACGATGCTCGACCTGGGCGACACCGCGATCCAGACGACGGAGATCGGCTGCACCGAGATCGGTGTGGACATCGCCTTCCCGAACGGGCTCATCTCCTACAACAAAAAGGGCGAGCAGGATCGCCGGGCGGTTGAGTTCAAGGTGTCGTGGCGCGCGACCGGATCAACCGGCGCGTGGAACGATGCCTCCTGGATCGCGGACGCTGACAACCCCGTACAGCACGGCAACGGCTATCTGCACGCGGAGGAGGCCAACCAACAGGCGATCCTCATCAACGGGCGCTTCAAGGTTCCGGCTGGCCAGTACGATGTGCAGGTGACGCGCAAGACCGCCAAGGGCGTGCAGCAGGCAGGCGGCACGAACCAAGTGGACGGGGCGCAGTGGCTTATCCTGCGCAGCGTCACGAACAAGCCGCCGATCCAGATGGACGGCGTTTGCTTGATCGCGGTTCGGATCAAGGCAAGCGACCAGCTCAACGGCATGGTGCAGAACCTTAACTGCATCGCCGAAGCGTACCTTCCCACGCTAGCCGATCGCAATTCCTACACGCTCACGCGCAGCCCTGCGCGCGCCTATGCGGACATCCTGCGGAGGCGCGGCAACGAAACGCTTTTGCCGGACAGCCGCATAGACATACCGTCACTTATCGCATGGGAGAATGCCGGCCTGGGCGTGCCGGCGAACGACCCGACGGGCGCGGCGTGGGAGTATAACGGGCCGATCGAGGGCGGCAGCGTGTTCGATGCGCTGCGCGTGGTCGCGGCGGTTGGCCGCGCGAGCTTTTCCATGCGGGACGGCAAGTTCTCCGTGGTGCGCGATGTGCAGCAGGATACCCCGATCCAGCATATCACCCCGCGCAACTCGTGGGGCTATTCGGCGACCCGCACCTATGTCGATCTACCGCACGCGCTGAAGGTCAATTTTCTCAATCAAGACAAGGATTACGCTTCAGATCAGGTCATCGTTTACGCAGATGGCTACGACGCGACCAATGCCACGCCGGTCGGCACGACGAGCGCAATCACCACGATCTTTGACACGCTCGACCTACCCGGCTGCACCAGCTCGAAGATGGCGTGGCGCGAGGGGCGTTACCACCTCGCGATCGGCAGCGCCCGGCAAGAAACCCACACGACCAACATGGACGTGGAGGCGCTTCGCTGCACGATTGGCGACCGCGTACAGCTATCGCACGATGTGATCCTAGTGGGACAGGCATGGGGCCGGGTAACGAGCCTCATCACCAGCGGCACCAGCATAGTCGGGCTCAACGTCGATACGCAGGTGACCTTCGAGAGTGGCAAGACCTATCAGGTGCGCATCCGGCACGCCGATGGCACGTCGAGCCTGCACACCGCGACCGCGCCCGGCGGACAGATCGGCACGTTCACCAGCATCACGATCCCGGCCATCGACCCGAGCGTAGGGCCGGAGCTGGACGACCTATTCATGTTCGGCGAGACGGGGCTTGAGAGCGCCCCGATGGTCATCAAAAAGATCGAGGCCGGGGAGGACTTGTCCGTCAAGCTCACGCTTGTCGCCTACAACCCCGCGATCCTCACGGCCGACACCGGGCCGATCCCCGCGTTCACCTCCTACATCACCGCGCCGGTAAACCCACTCCAGCTCGGCCCGCCGCAGCCGAAGATCGCGGTTCGATCCGACGACAGCGTTCTCCAGGTACAGGATGACGGGACCGTTCTTACACGCCTGGCGGTGGACATCACGCCGGGTTCGTCGGGCCTGGTTCTGGTGGCCTGGTGGTATGTGCAGTATCGCGAGAGCGGTTCGGTTGACTGGCGCGATGCCGGCGACAACGGGATGTTCCCGTTCACCACGACCACCGTGTACTGCGCGCCTACCCGCAAAGGGCAGGATTACGACGTGCGCGCCAAGGCCATTTCCGGCGAAGGGCTCGCATCCGATTGGGTGGAGATCGACGCGCACACCGCGATCGGTAAGAACCTTCCGCCCGGCGCACCCACGCTCCCGTTCTGCACGCCGATCTATCGAGCAAACCGGCTGCGCTGGACGAACCCGACAGATAACGACCTCGATTATACCGAGATTTACAGCTCGACCGCGAACGACGCCACCACCGGGGCGCTCATCGGCCAATCGGCTACCGCGAGCTATCTGGATGACAATCTGGACAGCACGCTTCGGTATTACTGGATCAGGGCGATTGACCTTAGCGGAAACGCTTCCCCGCTGGTGTTTGCCGGCGCGGGCGCACCGCTCACGCTCGCACAACAGGATACCGACTTCCACCAAGCGCAGAACGACATTCTCACCAACGCCGGATCGCTGGCGGAGCAGCTTCTTAAATACCAAGGGCAGCAGCTCCTTCTGGATGCGCGCACGCTCATCAACGGCACCAGCTACGCCACCATCATCCAGCAGGTGTCGGACAAGGTGGACGGCTACGCGGCGCAGGTATCGGTGATCGGCACGAGCGTTCCCGGCGCGACCGGGTTCCAGCTCAATTCTAACGTGACGATCGCAGGCGATGACAGAGCGCTATCAAGCCGGCTTCAGACCACCGAAGCCACGCTTGGCGACGTGAAGGCCAACACGTCCCTCCTGCTTGACGCCGTGATTGATCCCACGGGCGTCACGACACGCGCAGTCCTAACGCTCGACAGCAACGGCTACTTCTCGGGCTTCACGCAGACCAACGGCGGCAAGCCGGGCACGTCGAGCTGCATCTTCTACGCCGACAAGTTCGGCGTGGTGAGCAGCGTCAACGGCGGGCCACCGATCCACGTTTTCGACATCATCAACGGCGAGCTATTCGCGGACAGCTTGATTGTTAACAGGCTGAAGGTCGGAACCGGCGGCACCAACGGCGCCCCTACGATCGTAGCCGCATCGGCGCAGATCAGCGCCGGAAGCGGAGTTATTGCATCAACCGCCACGATCGTAACTAACGGACCCGCTACTATTCTCGTTAACACCAGTTCTTCGCAACAGTTTAGCGGGAATAGTAATTGGGAGCAGCAGATCATCATTAACGGTACGCAGGTTTTTGATGTTCAAGGTGGTCAAATCGAACATAGTGTTAACATGACTGGCGCTTTGTATATAGCTCAAGCTGGAACTTACGTAATTAACCATATGTTCCTTGGTGACAGCAGCACTAAGATGACAAATAGGTTTCTGACGGTTCAGATAATATATTGAGGAAAAGATGATTAACATCGTTTTCTACGACAAAGAAACCGGGACTATATTAGCATCTTCGCAAACGCACCAAGCGCACGCGGAGAAGGACAAGAGAGACTACATTGTAGTTCCTGTTTACGACTACAGGTATGATGTAACTCATATGGTTGTTGATGGAAAGCTGGTGAAAAAGCCATGACAATGAGTTATCCCGACTTCGTTGCGGCTCAAGGGCAGCTCATAACGACGTGGCAGACATACCTAGATCAGCAGCGCGCGCTGGATAGCGGCGCCTATGATTATGTTACGGCAACCCCTCCAGGGCAGCCGGGGCCGGGGTACTATCCTATCACCGATCCCGCCGGGGTGGTGTGGTGGCGCAAGTGCGATCAGCGCAAGGCGATCGACGCGGCGCAGCTTAACTACCTGCGCATCCAGCTCGGTGTGACGGCTGGCTACACGTCATCCAGCAATAACCTCACGCTCACCCAAGCGCACAACGGCACGGTCATCGAGCTACTAGGCGGCACCACCAGCACGGCGGTAACAGTCCACCTCACGAACACGCCGCTTCAGGGTTTCTCCTGTTCCATCATCCAGATGGGAAGCGGGCAAGTCGGCTTCGTTCTGGATGCCAACGTAGGAACGCCGCTTAAAAACCCAAGGTCGCATAATACCATATTCGCGCAAGAAAGCATGGCAACAGTTATAGTTCGCCAGCGGCGCAGTGATGGCATTAACTTTTGGGGCTTGTTTGGCGATACGAAGATTGTCTGATGACACTTAATCCCGCATTCCCAATTTGCGCAACTCTGCCAATCTCGGGTCCGCCTACGTGGAAGATGGGCTTTACCGATGACATGAACATAGTTGTTCAAAAGGGATACCGCGCCGCGACTATTGATGAAGGTGGAACCATATCGTTCTCCCTTCAGGTTCTAAACTACAAGGTCGGCGCTCGCATGATCTTGTGGATGACAAATAACGCGCCCGGCACGAGCGGTAATAACATCGTCGGCGATGGAGACTGGCTTCAGCCGTGGAGTGCTGTGATCGGCAATCTATTGACCGCCAACGGCTTCGATGTCCAAAGGCTATCAGCCACTACAACGCCTAAAATCTTGGGGCAGCTTGCGTTCGCCGTTACGGTGAATAGCGCATACCAAGGGCAAAAGCTGGTGTTCACCAACACCAACCGTAAGAACCAGCGCACGGAAAACAACAATCCGCGATCCGCGCAGATTTATCTGATGACAAAAATCAGCAGCAGCGATCCAGACGTTACTGCGACATTCGGACCAAACAACATCGCCGTAAACGATACGTCTCAAAGCCCGGCCGGAAGTCCGTCTATTGGGCTTGGCAATTCTGATATAGACGGGTCGGTACAAAAAACGACGATGTATCCCGGCATGGGGCTGCGGGTAACTGTCAATACCACAAACATCGCGTCTTTCCCCGGAACAAAGGCGAAAATCTACATCGCCAACGTCGGGCAAAAGATGTTCGATCCCGCTTTCCGAGATCGGTTCATCGACGCTCTACGAAGCACGCAGATACCGGGAATAGGTTTCGAGGTAACTAACTACCCTCCTCCCGCTGGGCAGTCATGGTATAATGGCGCGACCATCGTATTCAAACAAGGATACAGTGACAGCACTCCATTCTCATTTACATTCAACGTCGGAAACCAAGTTCCAGACGACGGTGGATCATACCAGTTCGATGTCATTCTTAATGTCGTTAAGGATGGAACGGCTAATGACTTTGATGTCGTAACGTATCGCGGAGACTGGAATAGCACAGCAACATACGCTGCCGGCGATTACGTCAACTACGTCAATGACGGCGGCAAATACCTGCGACTGACACCCGGCAGCGGCGGCAGTCCTACGGACGCAAACTGGCGCGTTTACATCCCAACGAACAACGCACGCGGTTCGTTCTCGGGCTTTCTGCACGCGCGCCCTCCGCGTTATTGGGAGGTACGCGCCACCACGGACGGCAGCACGATTAGCTATTCCGTACACGTCCCGCTCAACACCAACGCGGACACGGTGACGATCACCAGCACGGGCAACGAGCCGGCCGGGTTCCAGACGGCTATGGCGAACGCCTTCGCCGCGAGCGGCATCGCCACGATCGCGGGTGGCGTCATCACCGCTGGCAACCCGCCGGACTTCGACCACGCCACCGTCTCCTGGTCGATCCCGTACCCGACGAACGGCTCCGGCAAGCATGGCCTGGTGTTGAGCAACCCAACCGGGCCTTCGCCGATCCCGGTGGCGGAGACGTGCGTGTTCCTGTCCTCGATCATCCTGCCGAATGATCCCAAGTTCATTACGGGTGTAAACCTATCGAGCGGTGAATTCGGCCGAAAAGCTAACACGGGGTACGACAACTACGGATATAACTATCGCTATCAATCCAGGGTAGAACGCGACGACCCTACGCAGCGATATCAGGTGATGGATTATTACTGGTCGAAAGGTGTGCGGATTATTCGCATACCGTTCCTTTGGGCGCGACTGCAAGATAATCTATACGGGCCTATCGCAACGGCAGCGCGCCCTGATGTTCTGACAGGATCGACTAGGGCAGACGGCTTCCGCATTGACGATATAATTCGCTATTGGACCGGGTTGGGCGGCATCGCCATGCCGGACTGCCACAACTTCGGCAACGGGCCGGACGGCAGCAAGGTCGGCTACGATCAGCCAACGCCGGTCGAGGCGCTTTGCAACCTTTGGGTGCAGATCGCCATGCGATACGCGGGCAACCCGCGCGTGTGGTTCGGCCTGATGAACGAGCCGAACGGCTATATCCACTCGCCAACGCGCAACCGCGACAACCTGCAAACCGTTATAAACGCGATCAGAAACCGCACACCCGCGCTCAATAAAATCCTTGTTGCCGCATGTGAGTATTCTAGCTCGCAAAACTTTGTGTCTAACGGGCAGGCTGATGCGTTCGCCACGCTATATGATCCGGCGAATAACTACGCGGTTGAGATACACTGCTATTTCGACAGCGATGCTTCAGGAACAAATGCGGTATGTGTAGCCGGCACTGACTATAGGGTGGATAGCGCTATAGCTTGGGCGAATGCAGACCCGAAGCGGCCCAAATTATTCTTCGGTGAAATTGCAGGATCGGACCCAAACAAATCGGGGCAGCAAGCGTGCGGCTCTGTTGTTCCTTCGGCATACCAGAAGATTACGAACAACAAAAATGCGTGCCTTGGTTTTACTGTATGGGGCGCGGGAGATATGTGGGGGCAGAACTATATATTTAACCTAGACCCGGTTAGCTATACCAATGCTGTAGACATTAACACGATGTTAATGGCCGAACCATTTTTTACTGTAGTACAGTAGTTTCCCCTATGTTGACCACTTGCGGAGACGTGACGCTTGCGTCATAACCAAATCTCCGTCGCGCGGGGGCTGCGAGGGACAATTCGACGGGGGGTCGATCGGTGGACAGCGCGAAAGCGAAAGTAATTGCGCTCTTGGGGGTGTCCGGTTCCGGTCGGTCGATTGTCTCTCGCCGCCTGGGCGAATGTGGCTTCACCCGTCTCCGCTTTAGCGCGCCGCAACGCGCAATGCTGGAGGCGGGGTTCGGCCTCACGGAAGCGGACATAGACGGCCCGAACCGCAGCAAGCCGCAGGATCGCCTTGGCGGGCGCTCGCCGCAATCGCTGCTCAACAGCTTGTCGAACGATTGGGGGCGCGGCTCCGTACACCGCGATCTATTCACGAACGCATGGGCGGCGCGCGCTGCCGCGATCGGCGGGCTCATCTACGCCGACGACGTTCAAAGCATCCACGAGATCGAAGCCGTGCGCGAGATGGGCGGGCTCATCGTGCAGGTTACCCGGCCCGGCCATGTGCCGCCCCGTGGTGGTGTGAAGCTCATCGGCCGCGCCCATGACATCGAGCTGGTGAACACCGGGCTCGAAGCGTTCCACGCGATCGTGAACACCTTTGTCGATCAGCTTACGCTGGCAGCCGCCGCCTAATGGATCAGATACTCCTCGATCTTGCGAAAGGCGGGCCTGGCTACATCATGGCCGCGTATCTCCTTTGGCAGAAGTCAAAGAACGATGATGCGCAGAATGCCGCGAATATGAAGGTCGCGACGACACTCGCGATGATCCGAACTTTGCTCGCCATGCGTTTCAACGTCTCCGATCCCGGTAAGGACGAGACACCATGAAGCTAATGGACAGCGCAATCACCGGAGCCAAGCTCCTCAAGGGCTTGCTCACCCCCGTCCATCACTCGGCGCAGGACGTTCAAAAAGGCGCCGATCAGACCGTGGCAATGTTGCGCGCGATCACGGGAAAGATGGGACAGGGCTAATGCCAAACGGCTTCGAGTTTATCGCGCTGCTAATCTGGTCGGCGGGTTGGGTTCTGTTCGCGCTGTGGAAGGTGATCGCGGATGCCGGCAAGGCGTTCTTCGCCGGCACCACGAGCGCCTACGTGCGCGGCACGTTCTCGATCGCGCTGCTTTGGGTTGGCATCATCCTGATTAACGCGCAGCGGCTTGTGCGATTGCTGGAGGGTATGCACCAGCCGGCCGCGCTGCCGCTCGCCAACCTGTCCTTCGCGTGCTTCCTGGTGTCCGGCTATCTCGCTTGCTCGGTTGGCCTGCCGCCGATCTTGTGGCGCGGCAAGCCGTGGGCATGGCGCATCTACCTCGCGGTGTCGGCGGTCCTCGTAATTGCAGCGGTGATCTAGTGCCGCTCCAGCGCAAGCGCGAGGAGCTGAAAAGCGGACTTGCGCGACTGTACGAAGGCGTCACCCGCGAGCCCGTTCCAGACGAGTTCGCGGCGCTACTGGCCAAGCTCGACGAGCCTGCTAAACCCAAGCTGTAATCGGTCGCGGGGGCGACCGTTCCGGGGGGAACAGACATGGACGCACGCGCCTGCATTGGGGGCTTCATCGACGCATACGAAGGCGGGCTATCGCTCGATCCGAAGGATGCCGGCAACTGGTTCGATGTGAAGCTGTGGAAGGCCGGCGCGCGACAGGTGCGCGGCTCGGGCGTGCTGGTAGGCTCGAAGTACGGCGTCACTGGCGCCACGCTCGCCACCTTCCTCGGCGGCGCCGCCGCGATCACCGCGCAGCGCATCGCCGCCGTCACCCGTGACGAAGCGGTCGCGATCGGGGTGGCGATGTTCTACACCGCGCCGCGCATCAATCTCCTGCCCTGGAACCGGGTCACAGCGGCCATGATCGACGTGGCGTGGATGTCTGGACCTTCGACCGCGATCAAGCTGCTACAGCGCGTTGTGGGAGCCTCCGACGACGGCGTTATCTCGGCTGGCGGCGAGACGATCAGGAACGTGCAGAGCTATCTGGCATCGCACGGGGAGGATGTGGTGGCCGCAGCCTACGAAGCGCAGCGCGAGGCGCTGTACGCGAAGATCGTGAGCAACGATGGGCCGAACGATCCAGACCGGAAATATCTCAACGGCTGGCTAA